TCAGGAGATCCAAGAATAACCTGGCCATTAAAGTTAAGGATACTTACCGCAGTCGGCAGTAGCAATGTCTCACTATACTCTCCAGTGTCAGGATCTTTAATAACTGCAACTTTACCATTACTCATATAAACATAGTTATAAAAATCTACTGCAGTCCAAGTAGATCCTTTAGCCGAAGCAGTAAAGACAAAGTCAAGTACTCCACCCGAATACTCATATATCTTAGTTTCCCCACAAACAAGAATGAAGTTTGTGAAGACAAAGATCTGAGGGTACGGAAATAACTCTTCAATTACACTTGTATCAAGTCTTGTCAGATCATCAATCGCTGCAAGAACTCCATCACGACCAAGTGCGCCCTTGGATTCTACAAGGTATTTACTGTCACGAGGCATACGTTTAGATGGTCGCAAGCCTCGCGACAACTGATCAGAAGTAATTGTAAAAGTGAACTCGCCTGGCATTATAATTTCCCATTCTGACTCAGGTCAACAAGACCAAAGTCTCGTTCGATCTTAGTAGGAACGTTAGTAGTATCAACATCTTGAGCAATCACAAGCCTTCGCTGGATCTCAGGCACAGCCTTTACAAGTATATCTTCGTACTTCATTGTTGGATTCTTACCTTCAATCATCTCAACAACAGACTGCACAATGTCCTTTCTTCCAGCAAACTCAGGATGTGCCTTATAAAACTCAGTATTAATCTTATGCAACGCAGCATGATTCGCCATCAGATTTCCTACAACCTCCGGAATTGCTAACAGCGTTCGCTCAACAGCTGTATTAATAATCTCGTTCTTTTCTTCTTCAGTAATCACAACTTCCTCCTAATGATAACTATCTGAGTTAATAGAGTACCTTGCGCCATACGGTGAACTTGCTGGTGTAAGAATATACAACTCCTCAACTTGATTTGCTGAGTTGAGAATAGTCATATCTGTGTACGAAGACTTTGCTATCGCCACCACCTCAGCAGATGCTGTCTTTCCATACTCCGGAGCCAGCCTGATTGCTAAGTTATATATTAACGGCTCTTCATAGTATGCAGGAAACACAAGCGTGTCAGTCGTCAATCCAAACGATCCTGTCTCAACAAACGGTTTGAAGCTGTCGAGGTAAAGACCTTCAGCAAGATCAGGAACAGGATAAAGATAAACTTCAGCCAGCGGAAATGAAGGATGAAAGAACAGAGCGAACGGCCTGGAAGTTGTTCCTTTGACCGAGATTGTTCTGTACTTACCCTCTGAGATAATATCAACAGGATGAGTAACTCCCGTTGCTCCACTGCCTTCGAGAACATACGCTCCAAGAACCTGGTTCGGTCGGGCAGTATTTATATCCCCGCCAGTCCCCCAAGTGTACAAGGACTTTGTTGGTATGAGTGTATTATTCTCCTTGATCGACGCAAAGACATTAACGCTCAGTGCTCCCCAAGATCTCAACATACTCTGAAGAGCCGATAGTGCTTCAGCTTGTCGAGCAGTCTCGATTGTCTCTCCACTACTTAACGCCCCGATCTTCCGAAGACTTGAACTTAACAACGCAGATACTAACATAATTACCTCGGCGTATAGAAGACGATTGCTGTTGCTCCAGCACCAGAAAGAGCAAGATAAATTCCATTGAGTGCTCTTACTGGTATGTTGTAAGCAAGATTGAAGTTCAGACTTGCTGCAAGAACAATAGCCTTTCCAAGTTCTGTTCCTGAGTTAGTTGTAGCATTGTCGTACAGAACCAGTGTTGCGTCTGCAGCTCCATTAGTAACTACACTGAACCCAACCAACAAAGCAGGACCACCAAGGATAATTCCTCTGGCATTTTTAATGCCGCTGGAAATAGCAAACGCATTCTCGCTGATATAAGGCACCCAAGTAGTTCCTGTGAATACCCACCTGACGCCAGTGTCTGTCTCGAGAAATTCCGTTCCAGCAAGATAGTCCGTTGGCTTAGTATCTGTACTAAGTCCAAGAAGAAATAACTGCTTTTCAAACGGGCCTTGAATCATGACTTACTCCTTCTAAGAATGGTCAACAATTGACCTATTGACTTACTCATCACCAGCAGGAGGATCACCTTCTTCCTCCGCACTCCCTTCATACAGGTGCTCATGCCCAGGCAAAAGGAATATCTTCCCAGGATGATCCACCCATCCACCAGCCGCTTCAAGCTTTGCAAGCTCTAAAGCAGTCTTTACCAAAACTCCTTCACGACAGTCTTTATGAAATCTCCATGCAGGAAGTCCTGTTGGGTCAGAAGACTGAGCAATAGTAATTTTCCCAGTTTCTTCCTCAACCTCAATTTTACCTGATCCCAATAACTGATTTCTTGAAGCCATTTTTACGCCTCCCCTTCCAGTATTTTCCAGGTTTGTCCAACAACCAGTGGACCATAAGCCTTTCCAGTAAGCTTCTTAATTAGAGTAAGTTCATCTAATGTCAGCTCAACTGGATCAGCAGTGTTCTTTATCTTTGATGCCAGCTCCCATCTCTTCAACTTCTCTTCACCAGACAAATGTGCTTCGTCGTTGAATGTGGCAAGTAACGCCTCAATTACTACACCACGAACTGTTGCTGGTTCACCAGTTAACGCATTAACTACCTTACCCTCAAGATCAAATATCCCTTTTCCAAGTAACACCAACATATCTCTTCCTCCTAAGATTTATTAGTGGGAGTGTTTATGGCACACTCCCTAAGCCAGTTAGTTACGCATGAAGTGAATTGTACATAGGAATGTAATACGGAGTTGCTCCAATAGCACAGACCAACGCAGCATCAGCTCCCATTGTACCAGCATCAGGTGCAGTTGCTGGAACCAAAGCATTCGCAATAACACCACCTGCTACCGCATTAAACTTGAAGATAATCGGCATATGTGCAGCACCGACAAATTCGACAGCGCACACAACGTCCTGATCAGCTCCAAGCATCAGAATAGCATCAACCACATTAGCTGTAGTTGTTGCTTCTACCTGAGCCGCAATAGCATGACACAGCCCAGTAACCGCACCAGTCCCATCAATAATTCCAAGAAGACCAGTGACCCAACCCTGACCAACTGCACCAGACAGTAACACTTTCCCAGACACACCTGCGATGTGTGCGTTTGCATTCTGAGTAGACACACCACCAGCACCAACGGTGAGATGTCCCTGAATTGCATAAGCATCATAGCAGTTAAATCCAAGACTATTACTGACAAGCAGTCCCTGAATCTTTGCGTTGGTTGTTGCTGCAGTATTACCAACTCCAATAAACGCAGCCATACAAGACGTATCAGGATTCGTCTTATTTGTGGCTGTACGAATGTTTACTGAGAAAGCAATGTTGTCAATCAGTGCGGACTCAACAACTGGAGTACCGTAAACTCCAACGCTCAGTACAGGAACTGTATACCCGAGAGGAGCCGTAGTAATATTCATCTTCTGAGGAGCAGTAAGATTAACTGCTCCCGAGAAAGTTATGGCTCCCGTAAAGGTCAGCGGATTTGGGATTGTTACGGCTTCAGCCGCATTCTCAAATACTCTACTGAGGTAAGCCATAATCAGTTACCTCCTTAACCCCAAAGCCGGACAGCCAGCTCCGGATAAAGTGTCTTGGTACCATAAAGAATATCAAGACGGATAATCTCTTCATCAGCATCAATGTCATACTGTTTTACAACACGAATACTGATTCCCGCATCCTGATCGGTCTCCCTGGCGCCCCAGACATTCGCCGGCATTTCAATAGGAACTGTAACCAGCGCAAAGGCGTTCGGGTGGAAGATCATGTTCTGTGGATACGCAGTAGCTGCTGTACCAATAAAGGTAAGAGCTGCAGGATCAACAGGAACTGCATCAACAGTCTGATACGCACCAGCAACCTGAATCTTCGGAGAGACATTGATTGTCATAGCTCCTGCAACAGAGGTTGCATTTGCTGTCGCAGTAAACCTACGCAGAACACCAGTGCTGGCTCCGGACATCGGATTGACTGCATACACACCAGCAATAGTAAACACATCCCCTTTCAGAACTGTGTTATTTCCTGCGTCCCATCCATCAGTCGTAATGGAAGTCGCACCGTCAGCGATGACACCATGAATAACTGGAGTCGCGCCGGCAGTGAAAGCACCATTTGTATGTCTGACAACGTTCTGGTCAGAATACAAATTCAGGTTTGCAATCGTTCCAAGATATCCTTTGGTGATAATATCCTTGGCAACCTGCTGAGCAAAAGTTCCCTTCAACCCATCTGCTAATGCCCAGTTAGCGGCGGGATTCATAACACCAACTCTTGTATCAGAAGGAACAGCTTCATCGTCAAGAATCTGCTGACCATCACCAAGAGCTTTGAACGTCGCCGGAGTTGTACCAGGAGTTCCGCAGCTGTTATAAACATCTATATACAGACCGCAGAGATCTGAATCAACCTGGTTGGCAAGCGCATTAGCTGCCGGCGAAATATATCGCTTGCTATAGTCCTCAATAGTTGTCGTCAAATCGACAGAGCTAAATGCCCATGACACATGTGCCTGAGTTGACATCGTGATACTGGTCGATGGCTCAGCAATGTTCGTATTGCTTCGAGCCTGCGCTTTCGTAGCACGAAACTTGTTTGGCTTACGAACGGTGATCGTCTGACCAACTTTAACGAACTCGTTTTTGTAAGCAGTGTGGACGTGCCTCGCCATTGCAAGGTGGTTTGTAAGCTGCATAAGAGCTTCCTTGGCAATGATCGTAGGGGTTAACAGGGTATTACTTGAAGCCATTTTAAATCTCCTTAACTATTACCTGCTTCACGCCAAGCCCGATACTCCTTTGGAGACATCTTTGTCGGGTCTTTTTCTGTCGCGCCTGTTGCCTTCACAGGTTCAATCGGTTCTGGCGTTTTGGTTGTTTTCTTCTTTACTGGTACAACTGGCTGTGCGACGTTATCAGGATTCTCTTCTCCGCCCTCACTTGCTACACTGGGCTTCGGCATCTCAGCAACCAATTTTACCTCTATCTTTCCGATTTCCTTCGCAGCCTTTACAGCTGACATCTCACCAATTTCAGCAGCTTCATCCGGGTTCTTCCCAAGATAGTAGAAAATATCTTCAGCAATATCTGATTCGAGAATAGCTTCGACCATTCCCTGATTAATCACAAGATCCTTATGGAAGACGAGTGCATCATAGTCATCATACTTATCGCGTCCTCTATCAGCAATCTCGACGAGCTCCTGCTCGACTTCTTCTGCAGCTTGCTTCTCATCTACTTCATCAGTCTTCTTGGTACTCTCAGCCTGCTGAGCTTTCAACTTACTCTCAACTTTCCAGTCTGTAAGAGCTTCCAGAAAAGATGCGTCATCTTCGAAGTCTTCTCTGTTTGGCTTCTCAGTATCTGGAATGGAGGCCTTCAGCTTCTTCAGCTCAGCCTCTGCTGCGAGACGTTTGTTTCGTTCAAAGTCTCGTTCACGCTCAGTAGCGCGCCATTTTTTGGTGAGCTTTCCAATACGCTTTTCCACTGGGTCTTTATCGTCGCCCTCAACCTTTTTCTCTTCAGCAGGTTTCTCACCAGGCTTGCCTTCAGCCTTTGGTTTCTCCTCTGGTTTTACTGCAGGCGTGGCCTTCTTGTCTTTACCTTCGACTTCTTCTTCCTCACCTGTAAGTTCATCTACATCAGTCTGGATTGGTTCTGTCGAATCAACAGACAAAACATTCGGATTATCAACTCCGTTAATGACTCCAGTCGTAGACAACTCTGCCTTCTGAATTTCCTCCAATGTTCTTAACATATCGCAAGTCCTCCTCTGACTTGATGCAGTGAATTCTCACCGAGAGCTAATTGTTAGACTACTTGTTCTCTCGAGCCTTTCTGTATTCTTTTGGAGACATCTTCTCGAGAGGCTTAACCTCTTTCGCTTCAACAGAGACCTGCTCTATTTGCAGCTCAACTGTATAATTCGTTCGTTTCTTCTCGTTTGTACTCTGAGTCTCTGACTGCCTGACTTCAGTTATACTTGCTTCGCCCATGACAATTACTTTATCTCCAACTTTAAAGTCTTTCAGGCTTGGCATCTTCTCAACCTGCTCAGTCTCAAACCGGAGTTGAAGACCGTACGGCCAGCGATCTTGCTCTCCAGAAGGCTTACAAGGAAGACATGCTTCTTTCATTTCCTTCTCAGTCTTCTTAGGAAGTTTCATGTCTACAAGTTCCATTACATCTTCCTCCGTTTCGCAAGCTTGCCTAAGCCTTTACCTTGCATCAGAGCTCTGAGAGCATTCTTCGGAGCCTTCTTTGGTAGTCCTTTACGTTCAGTCTTTGCAAAATCATGCAACTGACTCTTCTTCATCTTGAGCACTCCTGTATTCTCAGGATACACCTTATCAGGATCATGCTCAGCGATAGCCATTAATCTTTGCTGTGCTTTAGATACTGCCGGCATCTGGACCTCCTTCACCACCTTCTGGCGCTGCAGCCGATGCTGCATCTTCTTGTTCAATTTCATCAAGCATTTTTCTTAAGTCTTCTTTCGATCCCGTAACCATAAGCTCATTCTTCAACTTCAAACCCTCAAGCTTTGCCTGCTCTTGCTGAAGTTTAATTTGCATTTCCTGAAGTTTGATCTGCCCCTCTTGTAACTTCAACTGCTCATTCTGAACACGCAGCTCCTTTTCTGGATCAGGAGGCGGCGCGGGTGGTTCAGCCGGAGGCGGAGCTGGCTCACCCGCTTTAGCCGCTGCGTCCGCAGCCTTCTTTGCCTTGATTTCCGGAGGAAGTAGAAACTCAAGACGCTGCGAAACCTCTTCTGCTCCAGGCCAGTCCATAGACTTTGCATACAAGTCACCAATGACTGGTGCTGCTGCCGGGTAGTACTGAATAAACTCCTTCATAGACTGGTTTGCTTCAGTTCTCTGAGTCGTGAAACTTGGTCCAACGGTAACTGTTACATCATAAGTACCAATCGAAAGATCATTGAGGATACTTCCATCAGGTGCTTCGATGTTTACTGAGGCAAATTCAAACTCTCCGTTGTCAAGACCAAGTCGAATGATACGCTCAGTATCCAGAAGAGCTGGAGCTATGTCAACAATGACACGACCAGTATGTTCCAATGACCTTGAAAGATTATCTATAAAGGCAAAAGTACCAACATCACCTTCCTTCTTCCTCTCTCGAATTGCAGTTCCGCTTCTTTCATTACTCTGCATCCCAAGAGCAGCCTTCTGTAGACCAACTGTATCTCGAATTTCCTGATCAGTCTCTCGAATCTTCTCCACCATAGCACTTGAAACCTGCGGAGGAGCTTCTCTATGCGGCCATCCAGGAGCATCTTTATCTGGATTTGTCAGTAAGTAAGGATAGTTCTTCTTATGTGCCTGCTTCCACATAGTCTCATGACCCTTAATCTGAGCAGGCGTAATCAGCCACGGAGACTTTGGTTGAAGAGTAACAGTCTCAGTATCGCACGACTGCCAGTAATTATACATCCTCTGAGGATCTTTAGCATTTCTGATCAGTCCACGAATATATCTTTTACCAGCAACATTCAGTTCCTTACCCCACACAGGAATAATTGGAATATATTTCTTACCAAGCCACTCTCTTGAATCAAGAATCCTATCCCCAGAGAGCAGATACCACATAATCTTATAACTCTGCACCTTTCTGGTACGAACAGGAGTCTGCCCTTCTTCCAACTTCTCTACAACTCTGTTATCTTCAAGCAAGTAGATAGTCTTCTCAAGTGTTTCCTTTACGAAATATTCAGCAACACGGACTGTATCCTTTGTTGCCCAGCCTTCTACAAACTGATCACTGACTGAATTGAAGGGCATAGGATCAACTTTATACTTTTCCTTGTACTCTTCCTTGTCCATGTCAGTAATAACGAAGCAATACTGAGCATCTGAGCAATCATACTCACTGTGCTTACCCCAGAAAACAGACAGCGCGTTGTCAATCTTCTCGATATACGCTTCCTGCTCGAAGGCACTATCAGAAGTATACTTAGTAACTACTCTCCAAGCACCATACCCACAAGCAACTGCATGCTCAAAGCCATGATCTATGGCAATATCTGACTTGGAAATTTGCTGAATATGCTTAATCCACCCACCAAGAATAAATGCAAGCTTAGGATCAGCCTTAGAATCGACTGGAATAACCTTCATTGAAGGTCTATTCATTCTCTGATCGCCAACAACCTGATCAATATAAACAGGCATCTTATTAATTGTCAGACAAGGTCTTCCGTCAGCCTCACGCTCAGCTTTAATAGCCTCTGGCCATTGCTTACCTTCTACAGCAACGAACTCAAGATCTTCTTTTGCAGCCTTACGATTCTCGTCATCTTCATCTATCGCTTTTCGAAGACGATCATGGGCTTCCTTAAGAATCTTCTTATCTTTTTCAGATGGTAATCTCATTAGTTCCCCACGTTTCTCTTAATTCCGACAGTCTTTCCATCTCGAATAAGCCTATTAACAGCTCGATGAAGACTATCTGCTCGAATAATTTCTGCATAGACCTCAGGATTTACTGGATGATAATCCCACACAGTCCCACCTTTAAAAGTGACTGTAAGGATATTTCCTGCTTCATGATATTCAAGACGTTCAACGTGCTCAAGTCCCATCTTAATTACCCATCCAAGCAGTAGATCCAGTACCTTCGTTCCTGTAATTTCGCGCAGGAACCTCTTCTTCTTTTTCCTTAGGAAAAACTCTCGTAGCATCATTATGAAAGTACTCAGTAAGTCCAAGAGCATCAGCAATATTAGGAGAAGGAATACCACGCTTTTTCAGATCTCTCTTCGATTCAACCTTATACCCACCATGAGCATTGAAGGAGTATCTGACGGTAGCAAGTTCACTTGCAAGTTGTTCACCAAGAGTCTCAGTTTCACCCTCAACCTTAGTGTTTGGAAATGAGTACTTTCCAAGTAAGCAGTTATCTCTAACCTTGCACCACAGTTCATCACGAAGTCTATCAAACTTCTCAATATTACTGGATGCAAGAGCTACATTCACTTGGTACAGATTTCTCATGTTATGCTTCTCAAGCCAGTCTGCAACACCAGCTCCAACTCCAATAACATCTATCGCACAACCATCTGCATCAAGTTCTTTATAAGTCTGGTTAATAAATCCACCCAGATCAATTGTGTTAAGCTTTCTGAATGTCTCCCAAGGAAAGATCTTCAGACCACGTCTTGGAAGAATAATCGAGGCATCATCTCCATACCGAGCTACGTCAACACCAAGATACAGTGGCTCGTCTTCAGCAACTTCAAACTCCTGCCCAATGCACTGCTGCGCAGTCCACAAAGGAATAAGAGTATTCTCATCTTGAAGTGGAGGATTTCCTTCAACACGAATCCTAAATACGTTCGAGTCAACTCCATACTTTCGAGCAAAGTATTCAGGCATTGACTTATCAACAATCGAAGAGTTTCTGGAATCCCAGTGAATCTTACACCAATCTTTAGAGATCGTGGCATGAAAGTGCGTATCATAGAAGTAACCAGAATTCTTCGTCATATTCCCGATCAGAAGGACCTTGTTATCTGACTGTGTCATTGCACCTTCAAGTGGAATAAATGTCGGGTCAGGAACACCAGATGCTTCATCAACGATTATCAGAAGATGGTCACTGTGAAGACCAGCAAGTGTTTCAGCTTGTTCTTCCTTTGTTGCACGAACTGAAGGAGAGATAAATCTCGTCCACCATTCCTTAGGAGCTTCCTTATGAAAGATAATATCCTTCTGAACTTTGAACTCCTCAGCAATGGTCGACTGTCTAAGCCACTTAGACAACTCTGCCATCAGAATATCACGCAACTGCCTGTTTGTCGGCGCGGTACAAGCTACCTTCGCATATGGTCTGGTAGTCATGAACCACAAGATAATCCAACTTGCGCTTCCATCTTTCCCACAGCCGTGACCACTTCGAACTGTGATTCTCTTTTCCTTTGCTATGTTTAACAGTAACTCAATTTGCTGCTCAGTAGGAGTTGCTCGTATACACTCCTTAACAAATTGAAGAGGAGATTCCTTCCACTCCTTCAACTTGTTCACGACAGCTTTATTAATGTTAGTTACTGGTATTTCCATTATACTCTCACGCAATGCAGTAAAGCGGCGCTAAAGCGCCGACCCGGTTTTTATTCCAGTCACCCGGTGGTCATGACTGAACCCGTGACTGTCCAGGTCGTCAAACCGGGTAGAAGACGTTGCCTGTAAGTAGCTTCAATCATGACCCACCAGAATAGTCAATTATTGACCATTTGACTGTTAAAAATCCTGATCATCGAGGAGTGCAAGATCCTTACACTCCCCGTTCTCGTCCTCAGTATTTGTCTCATCGTATTGCGCATCTGTAAAGGTTTCTGGGGCCGGGGTGCCACTCTTCAACGCAGCTTCCTGCTTCTCCATATAAATCAAGTGAGCTACAAGCCCTTTGATTTCACTCGGCTTCCCTTCGATATTCAACTCCTTGTCTTTCAATATCTTATAAGACATGACAAGGTCTCGAAGTGGCGCGGAGTTTATTTTTTCTGGTGTGATAGCTTCAAGGACTCGGGCCTGTAGCTCAGTTAATTGGAGTGATTGAATCACGCGGTACTGGAGCAGGAGACCCTGCTTTTGCTGAAGATCTGCAATACGCTTACGCAGCGTCACGGCGGAGATACCAAAGATATCAGCGATCGCGGGAGGTTTCTCTCCGCGTGAAAGCAGATCAAGAACTGCTTCCATATCCACGTATGCTTCTGGTCTACCGCTTCCTTCTCCGCCCATTAACTTACTCCATGACAAGTCTTCATTCCGAATTCTTCAACTGCGTAACAGCAACCTTTCCCGTTTGGCTTGTATCTCGTACAAGCAAGTTCTTCATCCTCACTTGCCGAGCACCTATACGTTGCTACCAGTTTCCTGAAGTCCCGTTTGAAGATTACCTCTCCGGGATCTCGTCTTTCAAAAATCTTTGTTAACGCAGTTTCAGTGGTGTCTACTTTCCCATTCATACCTATAGTCGTATCACATTTTTTAAAGAAAGTCAACTAATTTATTGTAGGTTTGACCTTCTCTACACTAAAGTTTGGTCTCAGATGATCTTATGAAATTTTGTCTTTGGGGAAAATGGGGCTCAATCTTTGGCGCGTAGGCGACTGGCTTGGCCCACGTACCCTCCCTCAGTTTGACCAGCCGTTTTCGATGAAAGATTTTTCCATGCAAAATCTGTGCCGGCACGCAATTCAGACATTGATCCGGTCAGGCATGAAATTTGCAATCCTCTGTTATACACAAAATCCCTCGACGTTTTTGTCGAATGGCTCGACGTTTTTGTCAGGCGTGATAACGTACCGAAATCATTGAGCTTTTGCCGGAAGCCAGCGGTAAACGCTCGACAATTTTGTCGAATGTGCCAGATGCCGGAAATCAAAATCCTCAATGATTTCAACCAGTTGCAATGTTGGCATGGGGAGTGCATTATACAAAGGCATGTTCATTGACATACGACCTGACGCGAACCGAAACGGCGAAACGCCTGACAAAAGTTTCCGGTTCATCCGGCAGGGAATATCGGCAGGTGTTACATAACCTGACTGGCAAAGTTCATGCCTTCCATTATGCACCTCTCACAGACTTTTGAAAGGAGAGTGCATCATGGCGAAAAAACTGGTTAAATGGTCGTTAGACGGTTCAATCCTGAAGCTGTCCAAGATGGCGGAGGGAGACGCGAAAAACACGCCTATCGAAATTGAGGCTGAGTTTGATATGGCGAAACTGCTGAAAGTTTTGTTTATCCAAGACTGGCAAGCAATTCCTGACGCAGGGAAACAGGCTTTCGTGTATGCCGTCAAGCAGAAACTCATGGACACTGGCGCGAGTGAGGTCGGCCAAGTCGGAGGGAAAATTCAGCGAGCAAAAGATAAATACGCTGAACTTCTTGAGGGTAAGTGGACTGGCGACAGAGTGAACGCGACAGGGGCCAGCGAAAACAAAAAGATGCTGGCGAGCATGAAAGAACTGGTGAAAGAGGTCAGTCTGAATGGCCTGATCATGAAACAGGCAATGTCTAAGTTTCCGGGACAGGAACCGTTCACAGAGGCTGACGAAAAGAAATTACAGGAATTGTTGGAAGTCGCAGCGAACGCGACGAAGAAAATCAAAAAGTAGTTTAACCAGAGAGGTGCATTGTGGAGGGCAGGAACAAGGAGGTAAATATGATCTTCGCAGAGGTTAAGGTAAATGATGGAGAGGAGTTTCAATACAAACTTTTTAATACAAGCCTGAAACAATTTCAGAAGATGGCTAACAGAAGGTTTGTGCAGATAGGAAGAGTAACAGAATTTCCGCTGGAGTATATTATAAGCTTGCTTAAAGCTCACTGTAATTGGACATAGAACCTCCTGCCCTCACTGAAAAGCATGAACGATTAAGAAAGGTCAATAATCGACTATTTCACTGAACGGAGGTGAGACCAGTGACCGAAGAAACATTGGAAGTAATCAAGAAAGCTCTGGAGCCAAAGCCAGGAGTGATAATGGTTTACTGCGCCTGGTGCAGACAGTTCATCGAGGCGAAGTCTGGGGAAGGAATCACCGGTAAGAGTCACGGCATCTGTTCAAGATGTTCCGAAGAACTGAGAAAGGAGTTAAGCAAATGAAGACAAGTAACGAAGTCGGGCTGGCTAATACCTTGCTGGGGCTTGGGGGTTTACTGTGGATAGCGGTTGCCTTCACTCTGGGAATGATGTTACTGAACGATGCTCCAGTTAGTCAACAGCTTAGTGAGGTCAAGGACTTGTATATTAAGATATTTGCCTTCATCTTTGATTATATCACTGAGCTGATCTAAGAATGGTCAATAATTGACCA